GGAGCAGTTTTATTTTTTATCATCCGTTTTATTGTTTATTAATGTAACAAAAAATCTGAGGTCTTTTTTACGAACAAATGTCCGGTCGATATACCAAAGAATGAGAATCATGGCTGTGCCAACCGGACCCGCAATGTTTTGAAAAAAAACAATTAAAAAATTATCTATCATGCTTCGTTTCTAAAAACTTCAAATGCTGCAATAGCAGCTACAGCAATTGCGCCGATTGCCTGGTATTGCTCAGGGCTCAATTTCAACCCTATTACGCCCAAAATCATGGCAAGCCCTACATAGGTAGATTTCTCTTTTAGTTTTTTTTTGATAAAGTTCATTTTGACCACCTCCTAGTATAATGATACTAGATGTATAAAAAGACCGGAAATGATGAAAGTATCCAGCGGTAAGCAGCGATGAAAAATATAGACGGAATAAAGCCATATTGCTTCAAACCTGGACAAAACGGAAATTCAACGGGATTGAACAAGGGTAGTCAATCACTTGTACCTCTTTTGAGAAAACTCCTCAGAAAAAAAGTCACTATTCACGATGATGAAGTGATAGATGTGAAAACGGGTGAACCATTAAAAAGAAAAGTTACAGCAGCCGAGGCAATTGTTTTGACTCTGGTTAAAAAGGCAATTGAAGGGGATATGAAGGCGATAAATATTATAATCGAACGTACAGACGGAAAAGTATTAGAGTCTTTTACGGGAATTATCGATCAAAATGTTAACCAGAATATACCGTTAACATTTATACAAGCTTACGAAATGAAATATGGAAAGAAACAAAACTCAGGATACAAAACAGACAATAGCTCAGATTGATTTGTGTGCAGATAAAGTTCTATGTGAGCACAGTTTTTTTGAATTTGTTAAGATTTCTTGGGATATCGTTGAACCAAGAGAATTTGTTAATGATTGGCACATAGAATTAATTTGTGATCATCTTCAATGGTGTTACGAACGTAAGATAAAACGTTTAATAATTAATATCCCACCTGGTTGTGCTAAATCTCTCATTTGTTCTGTATTTTTTCCAGTTTGGATATGGATTAAATCCCCTGAAACAAAGGTGCTTTCCGGTTCTCATACTATTGCGTTTTCTATTCGAGATACCATCAAATCAAGAAACCTGATAAATTCTGATTGGTTTAAATTTAATTGGGGGCACATTTTCAAAATGGCCTCTGATCAAAACCAAAAGACGGTTTATCTGAACGATTGTTTTGGTGAACGGCGGTTATTTTCAACGGGTGGGGGCGTCACCGGTGCGAGAGGTGATGTAATAATTTATGATGACCCAATAAATGCGATGGATGCTCATTCATCAACCAAAATTGAATCTTGCAATCTCTTTTTTTCAGAGACTTTGAGTACAAGACTTAACGATCCAGTTAAAAGCATTATCATAATCATAATGCAGCGTTTGAATCAAAACGATTTAACTGGCTTCCTCTTGCAAATGAAACAAGAAAATTCTAAACAATCCGGTTGGACACATTTATGTTTACCTATGAGATTTGATAGTAATAGGGCCAATAAATTCGATCCTAGAACTAAACAAGGTGAGATATTAACCAATTTACATACAGAACAATCAATAGTCGATCTTGAAACAAATTTGGGTACTTATGGTTCAGCTTCCCAATTACAACAAACCCCTTCCCCTATTGAGGGTGGTTATTTAAAACTTGAATGGTTTAATTATTATTCAGAGCTTCCAAATGCAAAATATTTTACTTGGTCTTGGGATACGGCTATAAAAAAGGGACAACATAACGATTATTCGGTTGGCACTTTTTGGGCAGAATGCGATAACGGACATTATTTGGTCGACCTTTGGCGACAAAAAGTCGAATATCCTGAATTAAAAAACCAAATGCAAATACTTTTTGAAAACCAAAAATCTCGTGAAGTTCTTATTGAAGATAAGGCATCTGGTCAACAACTGTTACAAGATTTAAAACGATCAGGTAAAATTCCTATCATAGCAATGGTTCCAGGTAAAAATATGGGTTCATCCAAAGAGGAACGCGTTAGTTTATGCTCACCAATGTTTGAGTCAGGTAAGGTTTTTTTTCCGAAAAACAAGTCTTGGTGCCGTATTGTTATTGATGAGCTGATAAATTTTCCAAACGCTATGCACGATGATATACTCGATACTATATCGCAATACCTTGCCAGACGAACGGCAAATAGGGGTCTTCGGATTACAAATCTGTCATGAAAATAAACAGTCTTTTTGGCTTTTTAAAAGGACAAAAAAGCAACAATGATATTATAAAAAAGTCGTCTACGGTAACGACATTAAGACTTGACCAATTGATTAACGGAAGAGTTGATTTTGGTTCTGTTTTTTGGTCCCCTACAAGTATATTGGAAGCACTTCGGTTTTATTCTCAACTCCAGCCGGTTTTTGATGCTGTTGATCGGATTGTTACGGAATTTTCTAGCATTAGGCCGACGGTAATCAATACCGAAACGAAAGAATTTTTGCCAGATCACCCGATTTTAGAGTTGTTGAAGGAACCTAACGCATTTGATACTTGTGATTTATTTCTAAAGACATTGGCGACCGATTTTTTAGTAACGGGAAACGCTTTTTTTACAGCTACGGGACCCGTTCAATTAAAACCTCTCGAAATTTTTAACATTCGCCCTCAAACGGTATCTGTGCTGACATCTGATGCGCTGAAAGTGAAATCTTACCAAATCAGCGATTGGGACTTACAGATAATATATAAACTCACAAACGTTTTTAAAGAATTCGGTAGCACGGCCGCAGAAAAATTGGGCGAATTTCGATATTACAGGGATAGGTCTTCCGAATTCTTTCATTTTAAGGATGTGAATAGATTAGATAGCTTGACCACTAATCGGCATTTTGGAATGAACAGGATCTCTCCTTTATTTTTTGAGGCTGATCAATACAAAGAATCATCTATGCACAATTTATCTATTCTAAAAAGAGCGGGGAGAAGTTCTGGGATTTTGTCTTCGAAAGAGTCTTTAACAGAGGATCAAAGAGAACATCTACAAAAATCATTCAACGATTTGTATACAGGATCAGAAAACGCCGGTAGAGCGCTCCTTATTGATGGTGCAATCGAATGGACGGATTTAATGAAGAACAACCGTGATATGGATTTTCTTGAGTTGAAAAAGGGAAACGTTGTTGCTATCTATAATACATATCGTGTGCCCCTCCCCTTAGTTATAGCTGAACAAATGACATTGGCGAATATGGAGGCAGCCCGTTTGTCGTTATATGAAAACGCAGTTATTCCTTTAACAAAATTTTTATACTCAAAAATTACGAGAGCATTGATGCCGAGATATGAAAAGAGTGAGAACCTAGAATTAACATTCAGCATATTCGATATTCCTGCACTTGAATCGAAAAGGGTTCAATCTACAAAGGATATATCAAATCTTGGGATATTGACCATAAATGAACTAAGGACGATGTTGGGCAAAGAAGGGCTAGAAAACGGGGATGAAATATTTCTTCCTGCAAACTTGTTGCCATTATTAAGAGACAGATTTATCGAGGACAATCTAAATCGTCCACTTCCCGGTGCTTCAAAATCAAAATTCCGGAAAATTCTTAAATCGCAAGTTAACGTTGATGGTAATAGAATTTATGATGACAAGAAAATAAATCAATTAATTTCGAGTTTATATGGCTAGTGAATTTGATATACAAAGAAGGGAAGTTGCTGCCAAATCTCTTGCAAAAAAATTAAGGTTAGAAAGTTCTATTGAAAATCGGTTTAACCGATTATTTAGAGAGATTTCTCGGGAATTTAAAACAGTTTTCAGTAATTCAGGGTCAGTTATCCGTGCTGATATTTTTTCAGAAGATATTAGGTATCTACTCGCTACTCACTACCGAACTGTTATATCGGAATTCAAGGGCGATATTATCCGAACGACAAAAGCAAAAAATTATCCGATACAAATCAAACAAGTAACTCAAAGATTAAATGATGAAAATGCGAGATTTGTAGAGCGACAATCAAAAACGAGTGAAGGAAACATTACAACAACAAATCAATCGCAACTGGATACCGCTATAGCTTTCGCACTAGCTTTACTATCTGACCAAGGTGTCGAACCAACGAATGAAAAAATAGCGAGCGTGGCATCGAACAAGTTTTTAAGCAATTCACTTTCCAGATCAAAATTTATTTCCATAACCGAGACTCAAAATTCAGCTGAGGAATCAAAATTCAATGAGATGAACTTCATAATTTCTTTGGGTATCGTATCTAGGTTTTCTTCTAGAAAAGTTTGGACATCAATGAGGGATGAACGCGTCAGAGATACCCACGTCATTGCTGACGGCCAAATACGAAAAATGGATGAAAGTTTTGAGGTTCCGAGCCCATCAACCGGACAAATCGAACTATTACGACATCCTGGTGACAGTTCTCAGGGGGCTTCGATAGAAAACGTGATAAACTGTAGATGTAGCGGTTCCATGGCAATTAAAGAATAAGGGGTAATTATGTCGCTTCCAAATATCGCAAAAGAATTTTCGATTCCTTTTCGCCATAAAGTTCAGGATGCAATAATTCCTATAGGTCAACAAATATCTCAGATTTTGGATTTTCAAGGATTGACTTTATTAGGATTATTGATACCAGCTTCTTTCACCAGTACAGAAATTACATTTAATGCGGGCGGTTTTGAATTGGATATAGGGCCGGCGGTATTTAGTTACCACAATGTCAATGGAACCGAAGTAAAAATTACGGTCGCTGCAAATAGATATGTTGGTTTTGCGGCATTGGATATGGCACCCGTAAGATTTTTACAATTAAAAACAGATATAGCGGAAGTTGCTGAAAGAGATATTAAAGTAATTTGTATGGGGATTTAATTGAGTCTTTTAACTTCGTTACTTTCACCAATAGGTTCCGGGGATGTTCCCGCTAACAGCATAACGAACAATGAATTGGCTAAAATGCCAATGTTGACGCTAAAAGGCAATGATACTGGCGTTACAGCAGATCCAAAAAATTTAACAGTTCCCGAAGTAAATGCAATGTTGGGTTTGACAACATCTCAACAACCCTGGCAGGATAAAGTTGAAGATAAAGACCTTTCTACACCCCCCGGAAGTCCTTCCGTTGGTGATCGATATATCGTTGGTCCTAGTGGTACGGCTGCGTGGTCAGGTCAAGACGACAACATAGCAGAATGGAATGGGTCATCATGGGATTTCACAATACCGACAGAAGGATTTGCACTCTGGATAAAAGACGAAAACGAATATTACACTTTTAATGGAGCTTCTTGGGTAACGTTATCGTCAGAAGTTGGTTCTTTGCAATGGGACGGTGGCGCGACGAACCTTGTACCGGCAACTGGTCGGACGTCTCTTGGACTCGGATCTTTGGCTGTCCAAAACACTATCAACAATGATGATTGGTCCGGTACGGATCTTTCGATATTAAACGGGGGAACTGGTGCTAGTGATGCAGGAACAGCTCGCACAAATCTTGGTTTAATTATTGGTACTGATGTGCAAGCTTTCAGTTCTAACTTGGATGATCTTGCTGCTTTAAGTACTGCGGATTCAAACTTTATAGTCGGTAGTGCACTTGGATGGGTAGTTGAGAGTGGGGCAACGGCAAGAACATCTCTAGGCTTAGGAAGCTTAGCAATTCAAAATACGATTAACAACGCTGATTGGTCCGGTACTGATCTGGCTGTACTTAATGGAGGTACTGGCGCAAGTGATGCCGCTACAGCAAGAACAAACCTTGGGTTAGTTATTGGTACAGATGTTCAAGCTTGGGATGCGGATCTAGACACATTAGCTGGTTTGAGTAGTGCGGATTCAAACTTTATCGTAGGATCGGTAGGCGGTTGGATAGTTGAAAGTGGCGCAACAGTTAGAACCTCATTAGGACTCGGATCTTTGGCTGTCCAAAATACAATCAATAATGATGACTGGTCAGGTACGGATCTTGCAGTCGTGAACGGCGGAACTGGCGCAAGTGATGCTAGTACAGCAAGAACAAATCTCGGTGTTGAAGCTTTTCCAACGACGACTAAAGGTGATTTAGTGGTTCATAATGGAACTTTAAATGTAAGGCTTCCAGTTGGACCAGATGGGCAATCATTGTCTGCAAATTCTGCTACAGCAGAGGGCGTCGAATGGATCTCCTCTAGTTCCTTACAGTGGGATGGTGGCGCAACGAACCTTGTACCTGCTACAGGAAGAACATCACTTGGCCTTGTTATCGGTACTGATGTGCAGACATTTGATTCTGACTTAACTGACATTGCTGCTCTTAGCAGTGCAGATTCCAATTTTATAGTTGGTAGCGCAACTGGATGGGTTGCCGAAAGTGGAAATACTGCAAGAACATCTCTTGGTCTTGGAACTGGTGACTCGCCAACACTTACAGGCTTAACATTATCAGGATTAACAACCGATAGAGTGGTTTTTACTGGTACAGGTGGCATACTCAGCGATAGTGCAAATCTTACATATGATGATGCTATTGGGCTTGGTGTAGGAGGGTCTCCTGTAACAGGATTTAAGCTTAGTATATTTGGCGATTCTCGTTTTTCTGGTGATTTTGCAGAATTACAAGATCCAGTAGGGGGGGGGGGTGTTAGGACTCGGATTTAATCTTAGATTTGGTATAACAGCAGTAGGCGCATATGATGAGTCATTATTTTTTATTCCTAGGATTGTATCATCAACTGCCGAAGAATTAGCGATAATACCAGTTCAGAAATTAACAATTGCATCGGATTGGGTCAACATTGTTTCTCCAATAGATGCGGGAGTATCTCTTAGGGATAATGTACAGTTTACAATTGCCGGGAACTCTAATTCAGGTAATGGTTTTAACGTTCTTGATGCATCATTCGAATATATCGGTGTCTTTCAAAATGACAAGGACAATGTTAATTCCGACGTTCTTGCTCTTAGATTAAATAATCTAACCACGCCGGCAACAACAAATCACTGGATATCGTTTTTCCTTACATCAACGGGCACGCCATACGCGCATATAACGCCAGATGCAACAGGGGATCTTCGATTGATTGATGCCGGTTGGATTGCTCCTAGCTATGAATTACCAGAAGGTTCTGACTTTATACCGGCAAATTATTCATCGTTTACGGGAACAGCAATCGATATACCAGCAAACGGAACTACTTTATGTCAATATCAAGGATTTCAAGATGCTAACTTTCACGGTAGAACAGCATTCAAGGCAGGTGAGATTTTTGCACTATCGATCCGAACAGAGTTAGCAACGACCGCTGGAACCGCTGAATTACAAGTTTTGATTAATGGAGTTGCTCAAACTGGTGCCGGTGAAACAATTGAAATTAATACAACTGATACTTTAAGTGCTTTTGCGGTATTATCTAGTCCGATTTCTTTTTCTGCGGGCGATCATATTCAAATGCAATTTGTAACGTCAGGGTTTTCTATAGCGACAACCGATCCAACGGGGATCGCCTATTTAACATCATAGGGAGTTTTAAATGTCACCATTTGCAAAGCATAGAGATTCAGACAAAATAGTTGTTAGTTTATCTTCAACCGATCCAGGCGTTGAGGCTGGCTTTACAATAAAAGAAACTACGTTTTCTTTTCCAAATGCATTCTCAACACAAATTTGGCGTTATGACACTGACGACAACTACACGAAAATTTCGGATTATAGAGAAGAAGAAAATTATACACCTCCAAACGATACAGTGTCGGGAAATGTTCAACTCGATTGTAAAAGATTTACAGATATTGACTGCAAACTGATTATAACCGGTAATTTAACACTGGATCAACCATTGAACTCAGAAACCACACGTTGTATGTGTATTTGGTTGATACAGAATGGTATTGGCGGACATACGATAAATTTTAATTCTACTTATTTTAAGTTAAAAACAGGTACGACATTTAATACAGGTGCAAACGATAGAAATTTAATCCAATTCCGACAAGATAACGGAATATTTTATGAATCCCATTTTGAAAAAGATTGGGTATAGGGAGTAGTCATGAAAATAGATTTAAGTAAAAATTTGATTAATATTGATAGAAAACCGGTCGAAAATAAAACGATTGGACAGATACTTGGCGAGTATATCGCTTCTAAAAAGATTGAAAATATAGGACCCGTAAAAGCGATGAATTGGGCGCTTGACCTTTATGAAAATAAACCGATCGATCTTGATAAATCTGAGTTTGATAATATCAGAAAAGCGATGGAATCGACTACGGAACTAAGTTGTTTTGTTTCTGGTCAAATTATCGAATGTTTATTGGATAATTACGAGGTACATACAAGTGGAAAAAAAGACATATAGTTTAAAACTAAATTCTATAAAACAATCCTCAGAAAAAGAAAACGATTTTGGTATTTTTACCGGACTTGCCTCAACTTTTGAAATAGATACGGAAGGCGACCAAATTATGCCGGGTACATTTGATAAAGCACTTATTAGGTTAAAAGAAAAAGGGAAATCCCATATTCAAATGAAATTTCTGCATAATCGAGATGAGATTATCGGAGGCTTTCCGGTTTCAAAAGCTTTTGAAAACAAAGATGGTCTTTTTGTTGAGGGGCAAGTTAATTTGAACGTGCAAAAAGGAAGAGAGGTTTTTTCACTATTAAAACAAGGTGTTTTAACCGATATGTCAATCGGGTTTTTCCTTAACTCTTTTAGGGAAGATACAAACGAAAATATCAGAAAAGTCGATGATATCGATTTAGGCGAAATTTCACTTGTTGATATGCCAGCCAATTTGGGGGCCACTATCATTGAAGTCAAAACAGTTACCCCATTTTTGGATTTGGATTTAGCTGACACCACTCGGCAATGGGATTCGGATGAAGCGGTTCAAAGAATAAGACGGTTTACAGATTCCCAAGAAAAACCGAGTCGATCTTTTCGTCGAGCATTTATGTTTTTTGATGGTGAAAATGCTGACGAGTTTGGTTCTTATAAACTACCATATGCAGATGTCATTGATGGACAATTAAAAACAGTCCCTCGTGCTCTATTTGATATTAGGGGAGTATTGGCCGGTGCCCGTGGTGGTGTTGATATACCAAAGGATGAGATAAGAAGAATTAAGAGAAATGTTAATCGTTATTTTAAGAAAATGGATATTGAAGAACCATTTAATTTGAGATCGATTGATATGAGTGAAATTACTTCGTTACGGGACGTTAACGATGTTTTAAAAGCGTCTGGATTTTCAAACAAAGGTGCCAATAAACTCATATCAATTATAAAATCAGGAAAAAATCGTGACGATTTTATTATTGATGAAGAAAAAATTATTGAGAAAATAGAAGATATTCAATTAGAGTTAAAAATTGACGAAATTACAAAAAAAGTGAGGCAAAAATGAGTATTGAAATTTTGAAAAAATTAGATGAATTTGGTACCGCTGTAAAGGCGGCTCAGGACAGATTAGATAAAACTGAATGTAAACTTGATGGAGTAGATAAGGAAGTAATACAAAAAGCGGCCGAAGATGCATCCCAAAGTCTTCAAGACATTCAAGATTTGAAAGCAAAACAGACTGAGTTAAACAAAACTCTTGAATTAGTTGAAAAGCAGGCTTTTAGAACTGAAACAGAGGGTGACGATAAAAGCACCGACTCCGAATATTTCAACAAATTTTCTACATTTATGCGTACCGGTAAAAAAATGGACGAAGAATTTGAAAAAAAAGCAGCGGATTTACACGTGAAGTCATTGAAAAATTATTCAAATGACGCTCAAGATTTGATCAAAAAAGATTTGGTATCTGGAATAAATCCGCAAGGAGGATATTGGGTACGGCCGGAACGGTCAAGCCAGATGATCACAAGAATTTTCGAAACTTCACCGGTACGTCAGGTTGCAAACATTATGACAACAACGACAAATGAAGTCGAAATGATAATTGATGATAACGAAGCTGCCGATGGCGGATGGGTAGGCGAAACTCAAACAAGGCCAAATACTGGAACGCCCGATATCGGTCTTTTAAAAATTCCTGTTCATGAGATTTTCGCCCAACCAAAAGCAACCCAAAAGATGATCGACGATGCTGGATTCGATATCGAAGGTTGGTTGGCTGGAAAGGTCCAAAGAAAAATATCTCGAAGTGAAAATAGCGCTTTCGTTTCTGGGGATGGATCACAAAAACCTCGTGGATTTCTTGACTATCCTGCTTGGGCTGCTGCCGGCGTATATGAAAGAAATGCTATCGAACAAATAGCCTCAGGAAGTGCTACTGCTCTTACATCTGATGGATTGATTGATCTTCAAGGTTCGTTGATTGAAGAGTACCAAACTAACGCTGTATTTATGATGAAGCGCGGGACTTTTACAGAAGTTGTAAAGCTAAAGGACCAAAACGATAACTACCTAATTAATTTTGCAATGCTAAAAGAAAGCACTGACAAAATTTTATTAGGTAAAAATGTGATTTTCGCAGATGACATGCCAGCTGTTGCAGGTTCGGCGCTTTCAGTTGTCTACGGTGATTTTGGTGTAGGATATACGATAGTCGATCGATTCGGTTTTCGAGTGATTAGAGACGAATTGACAGAAAAACCATTTGTCTTATTCTATACTACAAAACGTACTGGTGGTGCTGTAACAAATTTCGAAGGATTAAAGATTCAAGTAGTTAGCGTTTAATTAACAAAGGGGGGCATAATAATAATTGGAATTAAAACTTGGAGGTAAAAAATGAGTCCTATTAAAGATATTCGATCAGATTTATTGCCAGAAGTGGAAATGAATCAAAATATAGTTTCAGATACCGATACTTTCGGTGCTGCGATTGATACCGCTGCATTTGAAGACGGTATAATATTTAGCTTTTTTGCGCAAGCGCATACAGATGGTACTTATACACCAGGAATACAAGAATCGGTCGATTCAGCGTTTACTGTACCTTTGGATGTTGAACAAGCCAGGCTAATTGGTACCCCCGCTAACGAAGCCATAACCGGTGCCGCTGCGGAGGGCGCTGAAATTGGGTCACTTGGTGCTTTTGGTACTAAACGATTCTTGAGGCTTAAAATAACATCAACAGTTGTGACTACAGGTGCTCAAATTGTAGCTTTATCTCACAAAGTGGGCGAAGTTACACCGGTTAAGGAGTAAATTTTGATAAAAATAAAATTTAAAAAAGATTGCAAATGGGCCAAATCACCATCAGGTCCAACCAAACAGTACAAAGCTGATGATGTTGATACTATTCATCAAGTATCTGGTGGTTTGGCGATCAAGAACGGGTTTGCAGATCTATTTTCTGGCGAAGAAAAATCAGAAGAAGAAAAACCGAGGCCGATACCCAAAGAATCAGAACGTAAAGGGAAACTAAAAAAGGAAAAGCAGGAAAACAAGCTAGAAAAAAAAGAGCAGGAAAACAAGGCGAATAAATGAGCTTTTTGGCGTCGAACGTTTGGGCTTCTGATATTACTATTAAGAAGGGAAACACTGCATCGTTTACGTATAAAGTGGTTACTCCACCTACGACCACGCCGGTAAGCCTTATTTTAGTTAAGGAATTTTTGAGAATATCTGCTGGTGATACTAGTCAAGACAACGTGTTAAACCTACTGATAAAGTCGGCCACTGATTTTGCCGAAATGTTTACCAAAAGAGATTTTATCAATCGAACTTGGGAGACATTTAGAAACTGCTTTGAACCGCAATTCCAGTTGCGACGATCCCCATTAGACACTGTAAATTCTGTTGAATATCTTTTAAATGGATCTTTTGTACCGGTCAGTGCTTCGATATTTTCTAACACCTTAGAGACCGACTACTCTTTCGTTTTTCGCCTTCTAGACCAAGATTGGCCAACCGATAAAGACGATTTACCGCAATCGATCAAAATAGAATTTGTATCAGGTTTTGGTGCGGCTGATACCCAAGTTCCGGGAAAATTGAGGACCGCCCTACTCCAGCACATTACAAGTCTTTACGAGAATAGGGGCGATTGCCCATGTGATTCTGTAAATTCTGTGCCAGGTTCAGCATTGGCAGTCTATAAGCAATTTAGGATAAACGATATTTCGATCGTTCCGAGGGTTTTTTAGTGGCACGATGTCAGATAATAGGACCGAAACACAAAAAGATTTGTGCCGGAGATTTGAGGCAAAGAATTGAAATTCAAACTAGATCGATTACCTCACCAGCCGATTGTATTAATTTCGATGAATTATTTACTACGGTAGAAACCGTTTTTGCCTCTATTGAAACTGTTAATGGGCAAACAGTTTTTGATTCCACAAACACTGAGGTAATCGTTACCCACAAGATTTATATTAGATTCTTGTCGACTGTGACCGCTGAAACCTGGTTACAATTCAATAATGAAAAATACGATATCTTGAAGGTAGAAAATATTGATAACCGTAACGAATATTTAATTTTACGATGCAATAAGCGTGGAATTAATACAAAAGATGTGAATTTTGCGTGATGCCAATAACTTCAAGTTTAGAAATATCGCCGGATAATAGAGATGTTTTATTCCAAATCGTAAATTCACCAGATGCCACGCGTCGAGGAATAAGAAATGCACTATACCTAAGTGGTAAAGCATTAAGAAAATTTTCACGGGATCTCATAAAAAACCCACCAAAAACAGGTGCTTATTATCGTATACCGGGTCGTAAAAGACTACATCGGGCTAGTGCTCCTGGACAACCACCTGCAAATAGGACAGGAAAATTACGTGAATCCGTCGGGTTTGAGGTTAAGGGAAGTTCTGATATGCGCTTTGGTGTAAGGACGGATGTGAACTATGGAAAATTTCTAGAAAGAGGTACAAAAATAATGTCAAAAAGCGAATTTTTGATCAGGTCAATTAATGAAAATCAAAAAGATATTGAAAATTACTTTAATGGTAATGTAAACAAAGAGCTAAATAAACTGCCATGACCACTTTTACAATCTGCCCTGAAATTGGAGGTTGTTCCATACCAGTTTTTGAATTACATAAAAAAACTTATGGTTGTTGTGAGTGCGATCAAGGTATAGCTATATTTGAAGTTGATTTAAAAGATTGTTTTGGGGATTCCAAACCGGAAAAAATATGAAATCAGTGGATATCATTGCGCAACTCTATAGAGAATTACCACAACAAACGAATTTATTCACCGAAGAACTTTCGGTAACATCTCTAACGATATCGGGTAGTGTGTTAACAGCGACTACCTCCGTTGCACATGGATTATCGACAGGCGACAAGGTAAACATAATTGGTGCCGTACAACCGAATGCGATTACGTCGTTAACTCAGATAAATAACCAAGCCACTTTGGTTACCACTTTTGATCATAATGTTGTTTTGAACCAAGGTATTAAAGCAAATGGCGCGGTTCAAGATACCTTCATTACTGTTTCAGGTACCTCTGAGGCAGATTATAACGGAACCAAAAAAGTTTTATCTATTCCAGACCGAAAAACAATTATCTATCAAATTGAAAATGATCCTAGTTCGCCAGCAACGGGCGCACCTGTTTTGGAAGAAATAATATCCGGGATATACAATGGTATGCAGGTAGTGACAGTCACCGGCACGACGACTTTTACGTATACGACACCGTTTACCATAAATGCTGATGCGATTGGAACTATCCTTTTTAGGAAAAGTCACAGGATTTCAGGATCGATTAATCAAGATCGAATAGAGGATGCTTATACGAAACAGAACCTTGATAAATATTGGGCCTTTGTTGTTCTTGATGATGTCATCGTTAGCAAAAACCGAGCCGTTACGAGTGATGCTGACAGTTCATTTAAACTTCAAGATGATCCGAGACAAAGAGTTTTGCAAAATTTTTCAGTATTTGTTGCGGCACCCAGCACTCAAGAGATTGCAGGAAGAGCGGTCCGAGATACGATGGAAGATGTTAACGTCTTTTTAGCAAAGTCATTGCTCGGTTTCAAATCAACTTCGGGATTTTCAGAGGAAGTCGTTTCCGGTATCAGTTTCGATCAGCATGACATTGCGTTTTATAATAAAGCGTTTTATATCCACCGATTTCAATATCAGACAACATTTGATATCACCTTTTCCGATTCAATTGGAATCGGAATTGAACGTGCGTTCAGGGAAATAGAATTTGATTTCGTTGACCCGTTAGGGTCTGGTACAATATTAAGAGAGGCAAAAGTTCCACTTAATTTACAATAAGGGAAAAATGAACGTTAAATTTACTGCAAAAATAAATTTTAGATCACTTGGTATTAAATTCGGCGATATAATTGATACTAACTGTGATCAATCCGGAAATCCTAAAGATACTTTTTGGTCTCGTAGGCTGTTAGATGGATGCATAGAACCGTATAAAAAGAAGATCGAGAAATCTAAACCAAAACCAGAAAAATCAGAGGGTGAAAAATCATGACAGTATCAAAACCAAAAGTCACTATTAATATTAGACCCGGTATAGATGATATTGAAAATGAAGAACAACGCATTTTACTTATTGGCCAAAAAACTTCGGCCGGTTCAGCAACACAGGAAATATTAGTTGAAAATATCTTAAATGATGAATCTGAAAATGCTTTATTCGGAAAAAATTCCATTCTTGCGGAAATGGTTCGCAATATTAAAGCTGTTAATGTTGTAACAAGAGTCGATGCCATTCCGATTGATGACGGTGGTTCTTCCGTGGCCGCGACTGCCACGGTTACATTTTCGGGTCCAGCGACAGAAGATGGGACCATTACGATAAATATCGGATCAAGTGAAAACTATAGCTTTGATTTAACTATTGTCGATACGGATACGGCAACTATTATTGGAGGAAAACTAGAAACGGCTGTCACTGCAAATACGTCGGTGCCGATCACGGCGAACAACGTGGCTGGTGTGGTCACATTAACCGCCGTTAATAAAGGGGAAGTTGGGAATAAAATCGGCCTGAGTTTTAGTGGCTCGGTTGCGGGCGTTGGGACTACTCTGGCCGGTTTTTCTGGTGGTACTGGGGACGTTTTCCCAACAACTATCTTTAATCAGATTGCAAGTGTCCGTTATCAAACGGTTGTTGCTAATTTTGAGCTTGTTAATACCGCCAATTTAGCCGATGGTATCACTGATTTTCTTGATCCCCGATTCAACTCTGAAAACGATATATTAGACGGGGTTGGAATTATTTCGTTAACAGATTCATTTTCCAATTTAACAACAATTGCAACGGCCAACGATTCGTCATCGTTGGTTTTTTTATTCAATCAATCCGTATCAAATTCGGATTATATCGCCGGCGAAATGCTAGAACTTGATCATGCCAGATCTGCGCAATTTGCGGGTGTTCGTGCTTTGCGTTTAACTGATGGCGCCAATATTACTGATTTCGTAACAGCATCTGTGGGGACACTTGATACTATAGGTGGAAAAGAAATCGCCAGCCTGCCGTACTTTAATACCCCATTTACTTTGCTTCCGTTGATTGACATTGGAAAAGAATCTACACGTACTGAGTCTGATTCTCTACTTGATGATGGAGCCAGTTATTTCGGCAACAATGTCGCCCGAACTAACATTATTTCGGATGAAATCGTAACGACTTATAAAACAATAAACGCCATAGCGGATACGACATTTAAATTTTTGAATGCAGTTGATACCAGCAGTGTAATCCGTGAATTTTTCTTTAATAATGCAAAGGCCCGGTTCTCACAAACCCGACTTACTTCCGGTGCCCTAGTGGCCAATGCGGCCATTGCTAATGAAGCAGTGATTAGAGATTTCTTTAAGCAGATGTACAATTCACTGGCAGGATTATTGACACAAAGTGGAGAAGACAATATAAACTTTTTCGTTCAAAATCTTGATGTCATACTAGATGTAGCAAACGGAACTGTTACCGTTTCTATGAAAGTACCAATTGTTACGCAATTGCGAGAATTAATAGTTGATATGAAAATAGTTTTTTAGAGGTGAAATATGACAATAGGCTTAGCTGACCCGTCCGTCGTGATAAATAATGTTGCCGTTCGGATTGTTCCGAATAGCCTGGTTATTACTGACGGTTTTGGTGAAAGGAATGTTCGAACCCAATCTGGTGGTAACGGTGATATCGATCACGTTGTCACGGAAAACGCGGAAACGAAATTTAGCAATTTTAACTTTATGCTTTTTCCAACTGAGGACAATCTAGCACTTTTAAGAACTTGGCTTAATAACCTTGATCAAAATGTATGTAGTGCCGTTTTTGCAGGGCAATCACGTAATGTTACAGGTGCGGTTATAGTCAACAACCCCGAACTTTCATTCGGTAACGACACCACAATTCCCATAGAATTCCAAGGAAAGGCCGCTGTTTAATGAAGGATACCGATTATATACTCAAAAACATTTTTAAATATCATTCAGGCGGCACAGAAGTAGTAGCAAAATCAGTAAAATTGATTGCTCCATCACCTAATCACCGGAAAGAGTGCCAACATATAAAAAGTGGTTTCGTAAAAATTACACAGGAA